CCATCTTCTAATTTTTTGGCTACACTTTCTCCTAATTTTTCAAATTTTAATAAAGTTGTTTCATTGTTTTGAAATACTTTTTTAAATCCTATACCAAAACCCTCAACAGATTTTGCTAACTCTGGGAATAAAATAATGGTTTCTTCTAATTTTTCTTTTAACTTACCTGTTTCTTCTTCGCCTGTTTTCAATTCTTCCCAAAATAAGCGAATTTTATCCGCCGCTTTTTTGGCTTCGTCTCCGAATTTTCCGACTGCGTCTAACCTTTTTTGTAGTTCTTCCTCTAATTCCCGTAATTTTTTAACTGATCCAAACGGATTTGGGGCAAAAACAACTGCAAGTTTTTTTCCTAAAATATCTAGTTTAATTGATGCCCTGTCAACAAAATCAAGAAAGACACCAAACGACTCCACTAAGTTCGCCAATCCAACAACAAATTTATTAGATATTGTCTCTCCTAATGTATCAAAAGTTCCTTCGACATCTCTTGCGTCTGCTAAAACAGTAGACAATTTTCCAGACACCTCTTCTAAGGCAGGTAAGAAGGCTCCTATAATTCCTGAAACCAGTGCGTTGATTTGTTTCTTGATCCTATTGAATGCGTCTGCGGCTTTTTCGGCTTTTTTAATGGTATCTCTACTAATTATAATGCCTAAATTCTCAGCTTCTTGGTAGAAATTGCGTAAACCCTCAGAACCTTCTTTTAGTGTTGCCACTAAAGCCACACCTTCTGAATCAAAAAATTTAAAGGCTAATCTAACTTGTTCGGCACTGTCGGTTGTGTTGGCTATTGCATCTGCAACATCAAAAAACACTTCTTCAATGTTTCTTAGTTGGTTGTTTTGGTCGAATAAAGCTATACCAAGATCACTTAAAGCTTGTTTTGCTTCTCCTGTTCCTTTAGCGGCTTCTGCCGTTCTTCTTATGAATCTTTGCAGACCCATATCTAAGGCTTCGACTTTTACCCCCGTTTGTTCGGCGGCGAATCTTAGTTTTTGTAAAAATTCGGGATCAATACCAAGTTTTTCTGCCGTCTTGCCTATCTTGTCGAGCATCGAAACATATTTAGAAACAACAAGTGATACTGCTCCCACTGTGGCCGCTATGCCAACTGCTATTTTTGCTAAACCCTTCCCAATCCCTGCGGCGACTGATCCGAGTTTTTTTACCATAGCAGTAGCTTTTTTAAGCGGCTTAGTGAACTTGTCCACCGCCGTTATGACCATCTTAAATTTTTCCACTCTTCTTATCCTCTAATATCTTCATATAAGCTATCCAACCAACAAATTCGTCAACTGTTATCGCACTCAACTCTTCAAGAGTTTTGCCTAACCTTTCTGCCAATGCGTATTGTGCGAATAAATCCGCATCAGCTCTTATTTTTTTTCAGAAGTCTCCAAATCATCGACACCCATAATCCAGGTTCCGATCTTGGTTAGAACACCGACATCAACGCCGTTCATTAACTTGTACTTATCGTCCATCGTAAACATCTTGTCTCCGTTATCATCCAATGCCTTGTGTATTAAGGCATAGGCTAACAAAGCCAAATCATCGTTCTTCGATAAACGATATAGCTTTTGCGATTCCTGCAAAGTTAATGGTTTCGCATATAAAACGAAAGGCCCTGATTCATCGGCCCACTCTTCGACTGTTAGTTTTCTTACGTCTATCGAGTCAAAGTGTGCCGCCGCCCTATCTATCGCCTTCACGTTAGACTGTTGTTGTTGTTACGTCTCCAGTATAAGTTGCCCCTATACTAGCAGTAACCATTCCATCGAAAGAACCTGTAATCGAATGCGAAGTCACTAATGCTGTTCCCGTGTAGTAAGTATCTCCACTTTCTGCCCCTTCGGGGTACAGCACTAGAGTTACAGAACTACCAGGAGACAATGCGACCTGTCCATTCGTATCGGTTTCATCCCAAAAAACTTCAACCGAAGCTGAAAATTCATCGAGTCCTGAGAGATACGTTCTTGACGTATCGCCCATAGATGTATCTTCAATTAGGGAATTGGATTGATCCAATGTCCAACTTGTTACTTCCGCTACAGTGTTTGATGCGACTTTTACTAAGCCACTAATTCCACTATGTGTTGCCATTTATTTTTCCTCTTTATCTTTTTTTGTTTTACTTACAGACTTGGATGTTTTCTCTTTAGAAATACCTTTCTCAGTCCAACCTTTGCTTTTTAAATACTCCACACGATGCTCAGACACTTCAATAGGGTCTTGACCTTGTGGAGAATATAAAATTACTCTTGCCATATCTTTACCTTTATACCGCCGTGTCTGGATCAGCTTCCGCATTTGCGTATCTGACTGAATAAGTCATAGCACAAACGCCCACTGGTTGATCTCCTTCGGCATCGTAATTAATCTCTGTTGATTCCAGAAATGAATCTTTAGCTAAACCATTCAACGTAATGTCTCCTGCCATAGCCGTTTCAACTTCGCTACAAATTAAATCTACTTTGTCGTCAAAGTCTGAAACTTGTTTAACATATCCTTCAACCACCAGAGATAAATTTCGCATTATTAATCGTGATGTTCCCATCGTCTCAGGCATTGAATCTTCGCTCTTTGTATAAATTAACAGTCCAGGCAGATTATTCGATCCCAGGGGATAGACTCTGCTTTGGTAAACACGAGAGCCAGTAGTCGTTAATGAGCCTAATGTACTTGCGGCTCTTTCTCTAATCTGTTGTCTAACATGGGCCATTACTGTTGTTCCAATACTAAAGCTGTAACTCCTGTGCCGTCAGGTTGTGTGCTTACGATGTTATACGTTATTGAATCAATAACTATAGTGTCCTCGTTATCTACCCCAGACATATCAGACGTTCTGCCTGTTACTACAGGTTGAGTTCCTTCTACATCGATTCCGAGTCCTGGATCAATCGCAAAGTATTCTTTATTAAGAATAACGTTGATCGTGGAACTGGAACCGCCAATAGTAATAGTCGCACTAACTCCGTGTGCGTCTGTATCAAAAAATCCCGCTAAGTCTGCGGCAGTTTCGAGAACCATAATTATTTCTTCTTACTTCTTTTCTTAACTGGTTTACTGTCAGAAGAATCTAATCCTACTGAACGATCTGCTGATTTAGATTCGCCGTGTTCGGCTACTTGCCCTGCGGCTAATAGTCCTGCCGCTACAGGTTGTTCTAATTCTACGGAGTCGCCAATAAGATAGTCGCTTCCTTCAATTACGCAATTTTTAAGAACTTCATATTTATTTGCCATATTCAAAAAGTGGAAGGGGTTATTGGCCCCTTCACACTATTTAGCTGATTAAGCTGTTGCCTTCGTGAACGATTGTCCATGTCTAACTGCTACATCACAAAATTGAGTCGCTCTAATGCGAGTCAAATTATTTCCGCTTCCTGTATAAGGGTCGACCAAAATATCGATTGAGCCAAAAAAGCCAATCAATAAATCAGACCACATTCCAAAGTAAGCGTAACCTGCCGCAACTGCATTACTGATAGTTACGTCATGGCCGTTTACTCTGCCGTCCCCGTCCATAATAAAGATTGCTGTGTTACTTGCTTTTGCTGTAGTTTTTAAATTGCCAACTACAGTTGAGTTAGTTAAGTAACCAGGTCTATTAAATGGTACGTTGTCAGCTAGAACCAATGATTCCATTTCAACTGTTTCGGCCCACGTTGGAGTTGAAGCTGTTGTCAATGTCACTGAATTAACACCAGTCGCACTATTGATTCCTGTTGGTTCGCCAGAACTTCCAGAACCCGTCATAGCTCCTGTATCTACTACTTTACCGATACCCGCCGCAAGATCGTTTCTTACTAACGTCTCTATTGATAGAGAGGAATTAGCAAGCATCTTGTTTGTAATATCTGTATAAGCAGAGATAGTGTTAGGAGACATAGTTACCGAACCTAGAGTCAGTTCAGATTCTCCTACAGCACCGCCTTCAGTTGCGATCCATGCCGCAGTTGAAACACCAGTCTGTTTGGGAATCTTCACGTTATCTACTAAATCAGGGAATATAGTTGCCCCTGCTCTAATAACACCAGACGCATCTCTTAGTGCATCGATGAAGTCTCCTCTTCGGAAATCTTCTCCGATCCCACCTGAATCATCTGAGGTATTAATATCCCTAGTCCATGTACCCATTACCTCGCTTGGTAATGTAAGACCTTCTGAATTTCTGCCGTATTTGTCTTTCGCCGCTTGTGACGCTTCAAATTCAAATTTGGCTTCTTCTTGGGCCTTCCTGTTATAAGGATTACTCATAGCATAGACCGCTTTCAAGATACTAAAGTTTCTGGATTCTTTTTTAGTCAAACCAATGTCGACTGTTTCTAAGGGTTGTCCAGAAGGTATAGCATTAAGAAGTTGTCCTCTAAATGTTTCAAGATCAGTTCCATCTTTAATTGCTTGTCGAGCCAAGTCTTGCTGTTGGTGTCTTGATCCTAGTTCAAGAATCTCATCGTTTTGCTTTGCGATTCTTTTTCTAGTTTCAGATTCCGTTACAGTCTTAACTTCCTCAACATTTATTTCTTGTTTTTCTTCCATAGTTTTTCCTATGTTTTTATTTATTATTACACCAGAGTCTTTGGTTTCAGTTTTTACACTTACCACTTCAAAATCTGGTAATTCTTTTGCCGCATCATCGCTTCTGGCTATACCTACGTTCACACTTTGATCCGCAGGAACACTCACAATCGAACTTTCGAGAGGAGTCCAGGAAACACGATAAGTTGGTTCATCGAAAGAGTCGTCTCTTTCCATGTTGTTGATGTTGTAACCGACTGAGACATTTTGACGAATGCCATCTTTTACATCATTAAATACTTCATTGGCTAAGTCGCTTTTTCCAAAGCGTACTTCTGCGATTGTTCTTTTCGCACTACTGTCAATGTAGTAGTTTTCGACCACTCCTATTTGCTTAGTCATGTCGTGATCCAATAGGAGAGGGGATCGCCCCTGTCCCATAAATGACGTATCAATAGATTCTTCGGAATGATCTAATATTTCCAAACCAAAGGATCGACTCACGGGAGCTTCACTTGTAAGAGCAACTCTTACTCTTCTGCTAGCTTCATCTATGAATTCAGATCGGATAGCCGCAGAACGGAATTGCTTTTCAGAAGCAAAACTGCGTTCTTCGTCCTCAGTTTGCTCTACCTCAGATTCAGATTCCTCAGTCTCTTCTTGAGATTCTTCGGTTACTTCTTCTTCGGTTACTTCAATGTTTTCTTCTTCCATTGTTTTTCCTTTTAGTTTACTGGCATAGTTGCCACACCCACTTTTGGACACCTTTTAGAAACAAGGGTGGTTTCGTTTCTAACTTGTGGCTCTATCACGTTGCCGTGATTCCCGCCAATCTGCCAGGCCTTATTCATCTCCTTCTCCCGTTAATTCTGGTTCAACTGGTGTCTTAGTTGCTCCATAAGGGGAGAAGGCCGTCTCGATTCCGTATTGATCTGCCAAAGCCTTTTCTCTGGATAACTCCTCGAAAAGTTCTTCGGGATCACGGCCCATAGACGACTGAATATCAGTCATAGTTACCTGACCATTCTGTAAGCCGACAACATTGGCATTCATCTCTTTAAGGGGATCAATCCAATTCCAACTTCTCGGAATAAAGGTAACTTGGTTAGCAAATTTCTCATACTTCGTTATTGGTATGCTGACCTGTCTAGTTGTCATGGCATAGTTAAGCCACTTCAAATAAATAGGTCTGACCATGTGTTG